CTGTGAGTGAATATTATGGAAAGATTCTAAGAAAATATGCTAGTAAAATGGCAGTTTTTCCAGAATCTTTCCTATAACTCCGGGCGATGCATAATGTACTTTATGTAAAGCTTTACATAAAGTTCATGTTCACATTGGACAGGGAGATCACACCCCGCAGACCCTGAGAAACCTCGCCAACATCATGGCCAGCCACGAGAGCCTTTTAGCCGAAGCCCTGAAGCTGGATGCCGGCAGAATTGCAAGGTACTGCAGAACGGTTGATCCGAGATTCCTGAAGGAGCTCAACGCCAAGAAGCCTACCACCATGGAGCACCTCAGGGACATCTGGTACACCAGCCAGAACGAAAACTACGGCAGGGATCAGCATTACAACCGGTCACGGTACAGAATGCTCAACCTCCACGCCACCTTCACTAAGAAGACCATCGAGTTCAGACTTTTCCAGTTTGACGCCCCGGCCAACGGCAAGCAGAACGGCATCCACGCCGGCCAGCTTAAGAGCTACATTCAGCTTTGCCTGGCCCTGAGCGAGATGGCCAAGGAGGTCAGAACCGCCAGCCCGAAGCCGCAGCAGCATGAGAATCCGAAGTTCGCGATGAGAACCTGGCTCCTCCGCCTCGGCTTCATCGGCGAGGAGTTCGCCACCGCCCGCGAGATCCTGACCAGAAACCTCAGCGGCAACGCAGCCTTCCGGTTCGGCAGAGCAGCCTGAACCCTAGCGAGGACTTAGCCTCCTCCTGCCGGCCCCTTGAGTGGGGTTTCGGCAGTAGAAGGGTAAGCCTTCCTGAGTTAAACCAGAACAAAGGATCGGAATTATGGCAAAGAGATACTACATCGCTTACGGCAGCAACCTGAACATCGGGCAGATGCGTTACCGCTGCCCCGGGGCAAAGGTCACGGGGATTTCGGAGATACCGGATTTCAAGCTGCTGTTCAAGGGGAGCAAGACCGGCTCCTACCTTACCATCGAGGAATGCAAAGGAGCCAAGGTGCCGGTGGCAGTATGGGAGGTAACGGCGCGGGACGAGCTCGCCCTTGACCGCTACGAGGGTTATCCGGCTTTCTACTACAAGACCGAGGTGGAAATCCCCGTCATTGGCATCAGGAGCGGCAGGGTTCGCAAGGTAAAGGCCTTTGTCTACATCATGCATGAGGAGCGGGAAATCGGCGTTCCTTCGCAGCATTACATGGATGTGTGCCTTGACGGCTACGGGGCCTTCGGCTTTGACGCCTCCCCGCTTTACGATGCCCTCAATGCCAGTCTGGAAAAATGCGCTCAGGATCCCGCAAACCCTTGAAAATAAAGGATTTATTGACTTGCTATGATGTGGTTACAGAGGGAATATGAACACCGCAGGGAGGATGGCGGAGGGCCCGAAAACCCCCGCCCCGCCTGATGCGACGATGCGATTTTAACCTTTGGAGAACAGCGAACATGACAGACGCTAAAACCGAAACCAAAAAATGCCCGATCTGCGGCAGAACCTACACCGGACGCTCAGCTCTTTCCCGGAAGGATGACGCCACCCCGATATGCCCCGACTGCGGCACCAGACAGGCTCTCGAAGCTGCGGGAATCACCGGGGAGAAACAGGAAAAGATCCTGGAGTTCATCCGCGAAAACTTCGGGAGAAACGAAGCTTAAAAACCCCGCAAATACTTGCAAATAAAGGGTTTATTGACTTGATAAGGTGTACCTTCAGAGCGAATATGAACACAACAAAACGAACAGCGAAGGCACATTTTTAAAGGAGTTAACATGAACGCTTTCGAGAACTTTTACAGCCGCATCCGGGACGCCAAGAACGCCTACGACGCAGCCAAGACCGAGGATGAGAAGAACGCCGCCAGAGCCGCTTACAAGGCCGTCTGGGATGAACTCAAGGAACTCGGCACCGCCGCCTGCCGCCTTTTCAGGGAATACGAGACCTCCCGGAACAGCGGCAACGAGTATCTCGACATCAGCGAGGTGGTCTGGGACAACGAAGCCCCGGGGCTCATCGCCGCTATGCGGGAGAACGGCATCGAGAAGTTCACCTTCTCCTCCGGCTGGAGCCACGCAGTGGAAACCGCCTGGCTTTTTCAGGAAGCCGGATGCGCCCTTGAGGGACTGGTGGAGATCTACAGCCGGTACACCCAATTCGGCAGCGACGAGCATGAGAAGGCCCACGGGTACCTTTTCAGAGTCGGGGCTTAAGGCCGGGGTGAACTGAATGACGGGAGGTCAAAAACGGCCTCCTTTTGAGCCCGAAAAACATTACAAAATAAGGCGCTAATTGACTTGCTATACCTTCGGCTGAGAGCGAATATACAGCCATCAGGAACAGCAACGGAGGCTTAAAAATGAGCAAGATGACAGAAAGAGCAAGAGCTTACAGATTACCGAATCCCACCACCCCGGAGGATCTGGAATGCCGCTGGAGCAAGACCTTGAGATTCGGCGACAAGGTGATCCTCGCAGGCCACTACTGGAACGGAGCCGGAAAGCCATCCTACTACGGCGCGGTTTACGAGTTCCTCACTGATGATACCGGATGCGAGGCTGAGATCGGGCTTCGGGAGGTAAGCGGCGTGGATTTCATGGATTACGGCCACGCCATTGAATGGGCGATGAAGAACGCCAGCAATTAGAACGGAGCTTAACGGTTGTATTTACGACTAGCACCCGCTTGAACGAAAACGAATGTAAACACGAGAAGGAACAATTCAGGCGGCTGATGCGCCCGGCAAAAATCAGCGAAAACCGATCACATGCTCCCGAGTCTTTGTTACCATGAAAACAAAGGGTTAGGAGGCTGATATGTTTGTAGTAGATGGTAATGTCGCTTTCGGTTGTTTAACATTTTTTGGATTATGCTTCTTTCTTTTATTTGGTTTTGGTATTGAATTGGGAAACTGGTTGCGGTTGGATAATCCGATGTGGGGATCTTTGGTAGTGTTTTCTGCATTGTGGTGGTTTATCAGATACCGCAGAAAAAAGGAAAAAGAAAAATCCAGAAGGTATATCGAAGGCCTGGAAGACTATGATGATTAGAGCAGAAAGCGCCTTTTGCTTTGTTTTACAGGGCCTGTTATCCCGAATTATGAAACTGTAATAATGATTGCAGCTCCGACACAGCAAACATAACTTTGTTATTTCACAGAAAGATCGCTTCGGCGGTCTTTTTTTATGCCTGCAAGGAGGTGAGCAGATGGCAATGCGGAAACTGAAAAAATACGTCCCCACCAGGTTCAAGGCAAAGAAGTCCGTGTATGACAGGGATGCCGCCGACTACGCAGTGAACTTCATTCAGGCTCTCTGCCACACCAAGGGAACCTGGGCCGGAAAGCATTTTGAACTTATCGACTGGCAGGAGCAGATTATTCGAGATCTGTTTGGAACCTTAAAGCCGAACGGCTACCGGCAGTTCAATACGGCGTACGTTGAAATCCCGAAAAAGATGGGTAAGTCTGAGCTGGCTGCCGCCGTGGCTTTACTCCTTACCTGCGGTGACGGAGAGGAGAGAGCCGAGGTTTACGGCTGCGCTGCAGACCGCCAGCAGGCCACCATCGTTTTTGACGTAGCCGCCGACATGGTGCGGATGTGTCCGGCTCTGAATAAGCGGGTAAAAATCCTGGCATCGCAGAAACGCATCATCTATACCCCGACCAACAGCTTTTATCAGGTTCTATCCGCTGAGGCTTATTCCAAGCACGGCTTTAACATTCACGGTGTGGTCTTTGATGAGCTTCATACTCAGCCTGACAGAAAGCTTTTTGACGTAATGACCAAGGGCTCCGGTGATGCCCGAATGCAGCCTCTGTATTTTTTGATCACCACTGCTGGAACTGACACGAACTCAATCTGCTATGAAACCCATCAGAAAGCGAAAGACATTCTTGAGGGCAGGAAGATCGATCCTACTTTCTACCCGGTGATTTACGGTGCTGCCGAGGATGATGACTGGACAGATCCGGAAGTCTGGAAAAAGGCCAATCCATCACTCGGAATTACCGTCGGCATCGATAAGGTTCAGGCCGCCTGCGAATCAGCAAGACAGAATCCGGGGGAAGAGAACGCCTTCAGACAGCTCCGCCTCAACCAATGGGTAAAACAGTCAATCCGCTGGATGCCGCTTGAGAAATGGGATGGCTGCTCTTTTGCGGTTAATCCTGATGAGCTTGAAGGCCGTGTATGTTACGGCGGTCTTGACCTATCCAGCACCACCGACATTACCGCTTTCGTCTTGGTGTTCCCGCCGAATGGTGAGGATGACAAGTATTACATCATGCCGTTCTTCTGGATCCCCGAGGACACCATGGAGCTTCGTGTTCGTCGTGATCACGTGCCTTACGACGTGTGGCATAAACAGGGATTTCTGGAAACTACTGAGGGTAACGTGGTGCATTACGGATACATCGAGAAGTTTATCGAGAACCTTGGCACCCGTTACAACATCCGGGAAATCGCCTTTGACCGCTGGGGAGCCGTGCAGATGGTGCAGAACCTTGAGGGCATGGGTTTTACCGTAGTTCCTTTCGGCCAGGGCTTTAAGGACATGTCCCCACCGACCAAAGAGCTTATGAAACTAACCCTGGAACAGAAACTAGCCCACGGCGGTCATCCAGTCCTGCGCTGGATGATGGACAACATCTACATCCGCACTGACCCGGCAGGCAACATCAAAGCCGACAAGGAAAAATCCACCGAGAAGATTGACGGTGCGATTGCCACCATCATGGGACTCGACAGAGCCATTCGATGCGGCAATGACAACACCTCGTCTGTTTATGATGAACGCGGGATTTTATTTATTTAGGAGAGTTTAATGCTATTCGGATTATTCAAAAAGCGAAAAGCCGCCAACAGTCTCAACGGCTCAGGCTACAGATTCATGATGGGAGGAAGTACCTCCGGCAAACACGTCAATGAACGTTCAGCCATGCAGATGACCGCGGTGTATGCCTGCGTGAGAATTCTGTCGGAGTCAATTGCGAGTCTGCCGGTGCACCTTTATCAGAATCAGGATGAAGGCAGTAAAACAAGAGCCGTAAAACATCCGCTGTACCGAATTCTGCATGATGAGCCGAATCCCGAAATGACCTCATTCGTATTCCGGGAAACTCTGATGACGCATCTTTTGCTCTGGGGGAATGCCTATGCTCAGATTATCCGAAACGGCAAAGGTGAGGTTATCGGCCTTTATCCGCTGATGCCGAACCGCATGACGGTAGACCGAGATGTCTTTGGACGTATCTGTTACTGCTACCAAATGCAGGATTCCGATGCCCACACAGGAAAGACCGGCAATGTAACTCTAAAGCCCTCTGATGTGCTGCACATTCCCGGACTCGGCTTTGACGGACTTGTCGGATACTCCCCCATTGCCATGGCGAAAAATGCCATCGGACTTTCCATAGCCACTGAGGAGTACGGAGCCAGGTTCTTTGCCAACGGTGCAACACCGGGAGGCATTCTGGAGTTTCCGGGAACGGTGAAAAATCCTGAATCAATCCGCGAAAGCTGGAATAAAGGCTTCTCGGGCAACAATGCCCATAAGGTAGCCATCCTTGAGGAAGGCATGAAATACACGCCTATTTCCATTTCACCGGAGCAGGCACAGTTCCTTGAGACCAGAAAGTTTCAGATCGATGAGATTGCGAGGATCTTCCGAGTGCCGCCTCACATGGTTGGTGACCTTGAAAAATCGAGCTTCTCAAACATTGAACAGCAGTCTCTTGAGTTCGTGAAATACACCTTGGAGCCCTGGATTATCCGCTGGGAGCAATCCCTTAACCGGGCTTTACTTTCTGAGACTGAAAAGCCTGACTATTTCGTGAAATTTAATGTAGATGGACTCCTTCGCGGTGATTACCAGAGCCGCATGAACGGCTATGCCATTGCCCGGCAGAACGGCTGGATGTCAGCCAATGATATCAGAAGTTTAGAGCAGCTTGATCTCATTCCGGATGAGCTTGGCGGGAATCTGTATCTCATCAACGGAAATATGACCAAACTGCAGGACGCAGGAATTTTTGCAAACAAGGAGAACAACAATGAAAAAGTTCTGGAAGTGGAAGAACCAGACGGAGCCGGAGAACCCGGAGGAACAAAGCAAAAGCGCACCGATCCCGGAAAGGGTCCTGTTCCTGAACGGCACCATCGCTGAGGAAAGCTGGTTTGACGATGACGTAACACCTCAGCTTTTCAAAGATGAACTGATGAGTGGTTCGGGAAATATTACGGTCTGGATTAACTCCCCAGGAGGCGACTGTGTGGCTGCCGCACAGATCTACAACATGCTGATGGAATATCCGGGAAACGTCACCGTGAAGATTGACGGCATTGCCGCCTCTGCAGCTTCGGTAATCGCTATGGCGGGAACAAAGGTAATGATGAGCCCCGTTTCCATGCTGATGATCCATAACCCTATGACCTTTGCTTTTGGCAACACAGCAGAGATGCAGAAAGCCATCGACATGCTGGGCGAAGTCAAGGAATCCATCATCAATGCTTACGAGCTTAAGACCAGTCTCAGCCGCGCCAAACTCTCAAGGCTTATGGATGCTGAAACCTGGATGAATGCCAATAAGGCCGTAGAGCTCGGATTTGCAGATGCAATTCTGGAGCGAAGCGCAGAGCCTGAGAATGTGTCTGAAACGGCTGCCGCTACAGCATTTTCCAAGGTTGCGGTAACGAACTCCCTCATGGAAAAGCTCTCTGCCCGATGCCGTATCGAACCTAAAACAACCAATACTGAACGCTCCGTGGATGATTTGATGGAGCGTCTTAACCTTATCAGAAACTAGGAGAAATTATGACTACTGTAAATGAACTTCGCGAAAAGCGAGCAACTGCATGGAATGCCGCCAAGGCCTTTCTTGAATCCCGCCGTACCGACAAGGGAACTCTTACCGCCGAGGACGATGCCACCTACACCCGCATGGAGCAGGACATTACTGACTTAAGCAAGGAGATTGCCAGACTTGAACGCCAGGAGGCAATTGATGTAGAACTTTCCCGTCCCGTTAATCAGCCCCTTACATCCAAGCCTGCCTCTGTATCTGCTACTACTGACTCTGTGGTAAAGCGCGGTCGTGCCTCTGATGAATACAAGGCAGGAATGCTTAAGGCTCTGCGCTCCAACTTCAAGCAGGTTTCCAATGTGCTGCAGGAAGGTGTGGATGCCGATGGCGGTTACCTGGTTCCGGAGGAATACGACTCCCGTCTTATTGATGTACTTACCGAAGAAAATATCATGCGCTCTCTGGGTAACATCATCACCACCTCCGGCGAGCACAAGATTAACATTGCTGCCACCAAGCCCGCGGCTGCATGGATTGAGGAAGGCGGAGCACTGTCCTTCGGTGAGGCTACCTTCGACCAGATTTTACTTGATGCCCATAAGCTTCATGTAGCCATCAAGGTAACCGAGGAACTTCTCTACGATGCCCAGTTCCCACTGGAAAACTACATCATTGACCAGTTCGGCAAGGCTCTCGCCAACGCCGAAGAGGATGCATTCCTGAACGGTACCGGTCGCGGTCAGCCACTCGGCCTCTTTGCAGAAACCGGCGGTGGTACTGCTGCTTTGTCTGCCGCATCTGTAACTGCCGACCACCTTATGCAGCTTATTTACACTCTGAAGCGTCCGTACCGCAAGTCTGCAAAATTCATTATGCATGACAAGCTTGTGGCTGCCATCAGACAGCTTAAGGATAACAACGGTGTGTACCTCTGGCAGCCGGCACTGACTTCCGGTGAACCGGATAAACTCCTGGGATACGATGTGTACACCTCACCGTTCTGCCCGGAAGGCAAGATTGCCTTTGGTGACTACAGCTACTACAACATCGGCGACCGCGGTACCCGCTCCTTCAAACAGTTAACCGAGCTCTTTGCTGGTAACGGCATGATTGGCTATGTGGCCAAAGAGCGAGTGGACGGTAAGTTAATCCTGCCGGAAGCGGTGCAAATCCTTACCATCACCGGCGGTAAGACCGTGAAACCCTAAAGCTCCATAACGGAGCTTTTTTATGCCTTCATTTAGCTGAGTTTTTCTCTGCTGATGGAGGCTTTTTT